TAAATTTGCCAGATCATCTGGTAAAAAAGGAAATATATGAAGCAGACTTTTGACAATGATCTTGCAAGAGGTGAAAAAGTTGAGAATGATGTTTTAAAAATCATTCAAAAAAAATATCCTAAGGCATATAAAATAGAAGGGTATTGTAAAGAGTATGATTTATATGTCCCAGATGTTGGAGGCATAGAAGTAAAGTATGATGAGATGAGTCAGCAGACAGGAAATATTGTAATTGAGATAGAAATGTTTGGTAAGCCATCAGCACTAATGAGCACAAAAGCATATCGCTGGATTATATTTGATGGTCAAGATTACATTTCATTTGATCCAAAAAATATTAAGAAATGTATTAATGAAAATAACTTACAATATGCTACATTTACTGGAAAAGGCGATAAGTTTTCAAAGAAGGCTTATTTAATTAAAAAAAAATTATTATATAACTATGGAGTAAAAATAAATGTCTAAGGGAAGCTCACCAAGACCTATACCAAACCCTAAACAGTTTGAAGATAATTGGGACAAAATATTTGGAAAGAAGGAAAAAAATGGCAGGGATGTCACCGACTCAGTTAAGCCTGAGAAAACTAAAAAGTGAAGGTTATGAAACTGTACAGGTCGTTGAGGTCTGGATACCTTTTAGTCGTACTCGCAGGGATCTTTTTGGAGCATGGGATATACTTGCAGTTAAAAATGGAGAAACCGTTGCCATACAGGTTACTTCCAAATCAAATATGTCAGCTAGAATTAAGAAGATTGCAGACAACGATCATGTAAAAAATTTAAGGGAAGCCAACTGGACTTTATTAGTTCATGGTTGGTTTAAAAATAAATCTAATCGCTGGGAGGTAAAGGAAGAAGATGTCAGTTAATAATTATGCAGCAAATTTTACATTTGATGTAAAAGGACAAAAGTTAAAAAGAAAAGAACTGGTAGATTTAATTTTAAATATGTTAAAAGAACAGCCAATGACTATACCAATGTTGCAAAAAGAACTTGGCATGGAAATGCAACAGGTTAGAAACTTTCATCGATGGATGGTTGTTAATGACTTTATCATGAATACCGGTAAAAAGAAGGGCGATTATTTTTTATATAAAGTTTATAGAGAATGTTTATTAGCTGAACTACTTTACCCATCACCGAAAGAAATTCATAGTCAATTTAAAGTAAAAGAAGTCATCAAGAAAAAAGCTGAAGATTTTAAAAGCAGAAGATCAGGTTCACAACGAAATGCTTTTGGTTATAGTGACCACCATTTAAATTCAGTTTATTTTGCAAGCGGAGACTAAAATGGAAATGAATAGACTATTAGATTTATTAGACAAATGGAAGTTGTACATGAAGTATGATAATCATAAGTTAGGGTATCCGAGTAAATCAATAGGAATGTCATCAGGAGGAGCATCTGGTAGTTTTGATGATATGTATGATGAGGTCGAAGATGATAATGTCAAGACCGTAGATGCAGTTATTCATAGTTTAGATCATGAAGAACAAAAGGCAATTTATGCGAGATACTTAGGAACAAAGAAACCAATGTATTACGAAGTCAAATTACAAATTGCAATAGATAATTTACTTCATATAGTAGGAAAAAGAATAGGAGCATAATATTTTTTTATACAAAATGCTTGACAATTTATTTGATTTTGATACAATATTTATGTGGTGATAATAATTAAGGAGAAAGAGATGGAAAAATTGTGGGATTTGGGTGGTTTGATTCCTGACTTCGCTAAAGAAGAGATGGAGAAAAAAGTGTTGGCTTACATTGCTAAAGATCCAATCAATATCGCTAGGGTTCAAAAGATGGCTGACGACTACTGCAAGAATAATGAAAAATTGATTGTAGCTATAATGAAAGGGGGTGCATGATGGTAGTTTTAGATATGAAACCTGAAAATGCAAAGTTCTGGGTTGGTGACTATGAGTATTATAAAGACAATGTTTTCTTTAATGCTTGTAAATGTGCTAATCCAAATTGTCAGAATTTAATTCAACTAGCTAACCCAGTGGAGGTTAAAGTCAAAGATCCTAAAGTAATGCAAGCTGCTCAAGAAGACAAAGTTGATGCTGCCTTACTTGACATCTATGAAGACTACGGTTTTGATGATGACGGTGAGGTTCTTTGTGGTGAATGTTATTAAGGAGGAAATCATGATAGATCAACATGAGCTATATGAAAAAGGTTATTACAATTATTGGTATGACACTACCGACAAAAACGGAGATAAAGTCAGGGCAGATGCTGAGTTTGCTCCTGATGAAAAATTAGTTAGTATTGTCTTATACGAATACGATGATGAGGGGTTTGTTGGTGATTATATAAAAGAAATTTTACCAGACAAAGTTAGCAAACCACATCTCGAGTGGATAACAATGAAATGGAAAAAAGAAAGGGTGAAATAAAATTCACCTTTTTTTTACACAAAATGCTTGACAAATATTTTGTATTTGGTATTATATATATGTAGTGATAATTAATGAGGAGAAAATGATGGGTGTTGTAGAGAAATGTTTGGTTGAGGCTGTTGTGTTGAATGTTGGGGTGGTCGGTATTGTTTTGATCGCTGTTGAAATTGGTAAATATTTGGGGGGCGCATAATGAACATTGCTGAATGGTTTAAAGTTAATCTAAAAGAAAAAGATAGAGTGTTTAATCTTTATAATAATAATTTTAAAAATGGTAATTTTGAATTATGTGGTTATTACCTGTACAGAGCATTACAAATTGACATAGAAATAAATGAGAATAAAAGATTTCTTTGTTTAGTAGGCTTTGAAAAAAACGAAATTGAAAATGCAATTAATTAATAAGGAGATAATAATGAGAAAAAAAGAGAAGTTAATTAAAGAAGTTCTTGATAAGGGGTATGTTGCTTATTGTATTCCAATGAACTTATGGGGTGCTGGTGCTAAAGAAGTGGAGGTCTATGCCTTGCCTAGAAAAGACGAGAACGATTACATTGAGGCTCTTGCGTTTGCTGGTAAAGCTGAGAAACCTGCTTGGTATTACAAGTTTAAAAACAAAGAAGTCCTTGATTACTACATAGCAGAGCTTGTGAAAAAAAGAGAAGCTATGATTGAGGAAAAAGAGTTAGCTAAAAAGGAGAAAGAAGAAGAGTTAGCTGAGGAAAACGCTATGGCTGAGAAGTTTGATGTTGATGACTTAATTAAAATTAAGCAAGAAGCTAAAGCTGCTGCTGAAAAAGCTGCTGAAGACTACTGGTACAATGAGCTAGATGGTGAAGATAAGTACAGTTGTGGTTTTGCTTGGGTTGAGATCTATGGCATTAATGGCAACAGCAAGCTCGGTAGAAAAATGAAAAAAGCTGGATTCAGTAAAAACTATAACGGTGCTTACGAGGTTTGGAATCCAAGCGGCATTGGCGCTCAAAACATTGATGTTAAAGAAAAAGGTGCGGATGCCTATGCTAATGTGTTTAAAGAATACGGATTTAAAGCTTATGCCTGTAGCAGACTTGACTAATTAGTCTGCTTTTGTTATAATTCAGAGGTGGGAAAGTAGCGTCAAAATTTTCCCATTTCTTGATATGATTGATAAGATGCCCAGATCCTCCACTGGGCATTTTTTTTATTTAAAGGAATCATTATGGCTGGTAAATGTAAAGGTAAAGGCAAAAAAGGTTACGGTAAGAAGGGTAAATAATGTCACTCTATAGGAATATCCATGCAAAACGAAAAAGAATCAAAGCAGGATCAGGGGAACGAATGGCAAGAAAAGGTGAGTCCGGTCGACCAACAGCAGCAGCATTTAAAGCAGCAGCAAAAACGGCAAAAAAACCTAAGTCTAAGCGAACTACTAAAAAGCGTGGGTGATTGTATCTAATGTGGAGTTGGCATATATATTGGGGATTTAACTTTGGCTTCGAGTGGTATGAAGGTGAGGTTGACGGTGATCCTGTAGACTATTTTCTTATAAACATTGGGTGTCTACGAATACAAAAAGCGGAGTGGGCATAGTGGCTGTTAAAAAGAAACGAGTAAACTTATCAGTAGGCAGAGGTGAGAAGTTGCCAGTAAGTCGAGGCGGTGGTTTGACAGCTAAGGGTAGAGCCAAATATAATAAAGCAACAGGAAGTAAACTAAAAGCACCAGTGACCGGCAAGGTTAAAGCAGGAAGTAAAGCAGCAAAGAGAAGGAAGTCATTTTGCGCTAGATCAGCAGGTTGGACAGGTGAAAGAGGTAAAGCAGCACGCAAAAGATGGAAGTGTTAGACGATAGCCCTTGTAATGGGGTATGTCGTATGAAAGACAATCATTGTATATCATGTGGTAGAGACTACGAGGATTTAGCACAATGGTTATATATGTCTCGTGAAGCGAGACTAGAAAGAATGGAACAACTTAAAAAGGAGCGATGACCCATATGGAGTCGCATGAACCCATAAAAACAGGATACGAGCCTCGTGCTCCACAAAAACAGATTCACCAACTTGTGAAGAACAACCGATTCTCTGTAGTCGTTGCTCACAGGCGGATGGGAAAAACTGTATGTGCAATTAACCAACTGATACATTCAGCGTTAAAATCTGAAAATAAA